CTCGGTTTTCCGAGGTAGCCCGCGTTTTGGTTTCGCGTGCTGGCGCCTTAGGGCGCTCTAATTGAGACTCAAGGCTGTAGCCTCAGTTTCCAGATAACAACCAGCATTCTTCCTTTCATACTTAGGCCCCGCGTTTCCATGGGGCTTAGAAGGGGAAGAGAGATGAGAAGTATCAGCTCCTAGGCTAGGCTGCCTAAGAACTGCACTGCGCAGCCAGGCCCATAGCTCAACCTTGTCTGATTTGGATCGTGGGAGGGAAACCCACGATAGACAAGGGAAGAACCATGTGCCGTGCTCATCTACCACCAAGGGCTCGAAGCGGAATCCATAGTCAGCGAATAGCAAAGAAACGCTATCGGCGACCTTAGGACTCGCTAAGATACCAGAATCAGGTGGATAGTCCTGGGGAACAAGGAATATTGAACCGAGTTCCGCCAGGGTCGACAGACAATACCGCAGAGACACAAAACGGGGGTCACACAAGTCACAACCAAGAGCCTGGAATACAGGAACGTATTTCATTATCAGGCCATTGAAGGTCGCAAACAGGTATGCCCGTATCGAGTTTACGGTACAGTCAACCGGGTCATTTAGCTGGAATGGACGAGTACTGATACCATCAAGGTAATCAGCCCCGCAGGACTCCCTGAAAGGATCACTATCTAGCCAGAACGACTTTTCGTGGTTAACGATAAAGCCGCATGACTCTAGTGTCTCAATTAACAGGGGTGCGACTAGTCTATCGACAGCAATGTCATCGCCGTAGGCAGATGGGACGGTTTCTTCTTCAAGAGCAACGCGCTCCGTAGGAAGGTGACCGCCACCATGAGCTTTATAAGCTTGAGTAGCGCCGACAGCTAGACAGTAGAATAGGAGTGACTCTACGATAAACGTATAGCCATTTCCCATAGTAGACAGCATTTCAGCTGGTACTACACCCATTCCCGGTATTGTCACGTGACTCGACCGGGTCATCAGTAGAAGCTGTACCCAATTAGGAGGGAAAAACCACATAATAAGAACAAGGGCTATTGTATCACTTGCCTTCGACAGGTCAAGTGTAGCAATCGTTCTATCAATGGACCCCCTACGGGCAAGTTCTTGATGGATTGGTTGGAGGGATTCTACATCCTTACCAATAGCACGATAAGCATCGACTAGAAGCCAAGCTAAACCTTGTTGTAAAAACTGGTTTGCTGTAGCTTCTTTTGAGCAGAAGCGGTCGATGCTCTCATCCTTTGGTACCGTGAAGGCTTGTGCCCCAAGAACAGCCGTGTATGAATAGTGCCGATCGCCAAATATAGTCAGTTGCTGACTAGTATGGGGGCTTGCGCCTTCACCTGCGAGATCGCAGGCGAAACGGTCATAACACCAATATGCACGGAGAAGGGGGGCTACAGACGGGGTCGCGGTCCAAGGACCACACACCTTCGCCTGGAGGCAGTTCGACTTAAATGGGACGCCCACTGTTAAACCCGTCGTGTGACGGCAGTGGGTGAAAAAATCTTCCCAACTAAAATCGATCTCGTGGAGAGGTAAAGCCTTCACCTCGCGCCACGAACTAGGATCTCGCTGATCAGGGATAGTACCCTCTCCAAGAATTGCCCAGAGTAAATTCCGGGCTCGGAGGAGTGCATCGCATACAGTAGGATCAATATCACACCCACTTTCACCAGGAGCGCGCCACCGTCTATTAGTAACCGAAACAATGTTATTCGTCTCGAGAAACTGTCTAAAGGTCTTGTTCTTCCTGGCTTCTGCATCTTTTTTAGAATGCGAGAATGTGTACTTTTTGAGCAGGGATCTTCTCTGCGCATCTAGATACCTCTGATAGCCACGGCGAACATTGCAAGGCAGTCCACCGTCATGGAGCTCTTCTTCAAGAAGCCCCATGTCTTCTTTAATATACCCAGCGAGAGACTGTATTACTCGCTGGGCTTGAGACAAAGAAAGCAAGCT